TTTTACTTTTTTTGATAGGTCTTCCCATTTGTTTTCTCCTTTATAGGAGTCCAATCCTAGTTCTCCTAGGTACGCGGTTGTTATCCGCATAAGTCTTTTACATTGGTAAAAGCACGTTTGAACTATGTGTATTTATTATTTTTTGAGATGTTTAATATGTGTATAAAAAGAGTGATGTGTTACAATCCAAAAAAAAATTCAGACACACCACTCTTCGAGGTTACGTTATGTAAGATCTATATTATTTTCTGTTGTAGATATGATATAAAATCCATACTGCTACCAAACCAATCAAACCTTGATCTGAAAAGCCTTGCAGTACGCCTTGTATGTTTCCTATTACAGAAACGTTTGGCCAGAACGGAATGTTCTGTCCTTTGAAAAGGATTTCAAAAACAATTCCTAATGCTATAAGTGAAACACCTACATCAGCAAGACTTTTTGCCCATCCTTTTATTTTCATTGCGATATCCATTGTTGGACCTCCCTTTGATTAAAAGTTTCTTTCGAAACTCGAATTTATTTAGAAGTCTACAACGAAAGTAAAACTACCACATTTGGTCTAAGGTCACTATGAACATGAAAAAAAATCTTAATAAGAGTTGTTAATAAAATTTTGCCACAAAAAAAGGGCGACATAAAGCCGCCCTTTTTGAAAATAAAATAAACCTGAGGCTTATTTGAATTTTAAGTTCGCTGATGTTACAGCAACTTTTCCAACGTAGTCAGCCGCGTTACCAAGAGATGATGCAGTGTTTGTTAACTCTACATAACCGTATCTTGTTAAGAAGCCTACTACTGGTTCGAAAGTAGCCGGATCAAGAACAACACCTGAAGACATTAAAGGTATGTATGGGCAATAGAATGCCGGAGCATCTGCCTCACTTGCACCTTTGTAACCTACAAGTACGTCTGTGCTGTCTGCCGCGTAAGCGTCAACATAAACTCTCATAGCACCGTTTAAAGTTCCAACGAATTTAGTATTAGTTGGTGACTCAAAAGTACCTTCTGTTGATCTTGCAAACGCTGAAGTTGTTGCTGACTGAAGAATAGTTAAAGCAGTTGGAGAAACTACCGCGTAGTTTCCAGCGCCTCTTCTTGTTCTTGTCGCGATCTGGTTAGCAACTCTGTTGATTAACACAGCCAATGCCGCGTGTTCATCACCAACGAAAGTAGCCGTACCTGATACAGCCGCTTGGTCAAAAGTCTCACTAGCAGTTCCTGCCAATGTTCTTAATGAACCAATAACTTCTTGATCGATTTCTGCAGTAATTTCTTGAGCTAATGCCGCCATAATTTCTGCTTCAACGTCGATTCCTTGTTGTGCTTGAGCATCTTGTGCCGCTTCAAACGTCCATCTAGCACTTAATTTTCTAGATTTCGCTTCAACCGGTTGTTTTAAGATCTGGATTGATAATCTTTTTCCAGGTTCACCCTCTAAAGAAGCAGTTGATCCTGCTTTTGGAGTTGTGTTGTTCTGGTTACCAGAGTATGCTTTCGCAATTTTGAATGGAGATAATGCTTCTTCACCAGCAGTTGTGTTTGAACTTACTGTATCTGCATATCTTATTCTTAGTGTGTGGATCTGACCAACTGGACCAGTCATCGGCTGTACACCAACGATTTCGTTAGCGATAACAGTCGGCATAACCCGTCTAATTACTGGTAGGATCACTCTGTTTAGTGTAGCAACATTACCGGCACTTGTAGCACCTGCTGTAGACTGCTCTGACAAATACCTTTTAGTATTTTCCAAAACTACGTCCATAGTTTTTTTCTTGTTACCCGCTAAACCTTCTGTTAGAGCGGCTTTAGTTTCGCCCCATTTTGATTCAAATATATCTGACATTTGTAATCTTCCTTTGTTTAGTTGTTATACACCCGCTAAAATACGGATGTTTGTTATATCAGCATCTTCCCTTTGTGCTCTGTCGCCGCCTGATTCAGAAAGTACTTTAGCACCTTCTTGTTTCACAGCCTTGTCAGCCATCACGTGTGGTAGATACTTGTTAAATGAAGCCTCAAGTTTTTCTGTTTGAACTGATTCTAACAGTTGACTCATTACTTCACTCTTCTCTTTGCCCAATGGTTTGAGCATCTCAGCCATCTTTTCCTTACGTTCCATCAAATCCGCTTGTCTTTTGGACTCAGCATCTTTGGATTCAATCACCGCTTGTTTCTCTTTGACAGCCTTCTCCGCTTCTGCTAGTTTTAGAGTTGCTTCGTCAACAACTTTCATCAACTTGCTAGTCTCAGATTTCTCATTTAAGTAAGAATTCTGATACTCGCTCGCAAACGCTTCGAATATTTTCTTGCCAAAGTTGATTTCTCTTGCCGCACTAATATCTTCCTTCAAGCCTTTTAGCTCTTCAGCAAGTTTTGTGTTTACAGCATTTTCTACAACTTTAGCAGATCTTGTTATGAAAGCCTCTTTCATCTTAGCCATTTGTTTTTTGGCTTCGGCTACTAGTTTAACTTTCGTTTCCACAACGCCTTTTTTGTCTTCATGGAACTCTTTGATTTCTTTAGCAAGAGCACCAACTACGAATTCTTCCATCTTCTTGAAGTTTTCGTGAACACCTTTTCGGTCGCCGTGTAGTTCTTTTAACTCTTCTGATAACTTAGAAAGCATAAATGATTCTAATTTAGCAGAATGTTTGCCTACGTTTTCTTTGTAGGATATTTTTTCCTGTGCAAGTGCTTTTCTGTCTTCTACGAATTTAGAGATCTCTTCGCTTAACTTCTCGCCCATCATCTTATCGATGGCTTCGATCATGTTTGCTTTGTCATGCTCGTATCTTTTTGCGAATTCTTCTCTTAATTCAGCACCTACTAGGTCTTTGTTTTCTTTAATTTTGTTGTCCCAAGCCTCTTGGATGCCTTTTTGCACATCTTCTGAGATTGCTCCTGATTCAACAAGTTTTGATATTGCGTCTATCATTTTATTTTAGGTCCTTTATTATGTTTGTTAAAGCATCTTTTAGATACTTCTGTGCTTTTGCGTCATTTCTAACTTCAGCCGCCAAACCCTTTGCCATATTTCCACCCTTTGTATTCATTAGGTGTTCGTATATTGGCGTTGGATAAGCACCTGGTGCCGAAGGTTGGGCTACAACATCAACTGTGATGATCTCAAAGTCTGAAACTTCACCGCTTCCGTATTCCGAAATGTTTCCACTTCCTCTACTTGAAACGCCTAGTTTCACACCTGATTGCAACATAGTTTCGACAAGTTTGCCCATTGGTGTCGGTAAAATTTTCATCTTACCATATCCATTTGGTCCGTCCATCCACATTTCTGTTATCATGTGAGACACACGGTCCAAATTAATCTTTAAATCATCTGGATGGTCCACTTCACCTAGTACTGAGTATCCTGAACTAATCTGATCATTCAGTGTTTTAGTTGCTTTCGCAATTTCCTGCACTGGATAAACTCTCTGATTAGCATTTTTGATCCCACCTTGAATACAGATACCTTTCATGTACAAATCCTTACCGTCTTTTCCTTCGTGTAAGATCTGCACTCTGGCCTGATCAAATGTAAGATTCTCTCTTAGATATAGTGATGACATCTTCCGATCTCCTTGTTCAACAACAATTATTTAGAAGCAACTGGGCTTTTCTTTCCAGAAGCATCAGAACCATCTTTGTGGTCTACTTTTACTTCTTTCATTTTTGGCTCAGTGTTTGCATCAGTCATCTTTGCAGATGTTGGTGCTGGTCTTCCTTTTTCTTCAGCGCCGCCTTTAGCAATATTGTCGCCACCTTTTGGCATTTTGCTACCTGCGTCTTTTACTGGAGATGTTTTGTTGTCTGCATGATCAGCCGTGTCTGCTTTGACAGGAGTTTTGTATTCTTTCATTTCTTCCTTGTCTTTTTTAGCGTCTTTGGCTTCCATAGGAACTTCTGCAAGTTCTGGTGCAACTTCTGGTGCTAAAGATTCTTCTTTTTCTTCTTCACCGTCTTTATTGCCCATCATTGCTTCGAATTCTGCTTTTAGTTCGTCTAAAGCGTCTTCTAAGTCAACAACTCTGTCTTCAACATCGTCATGCTCATGATCTGCATCTGCTTGACCATCTTTGTCAGCGTCCATATCTGGTGCCATTTCACCTTCTTCTTCTGCTGAGATGTCTTTTACAAGTTCGTCAGTAGCGTCGCCACCAACTTCTTCGATTGACTCTTCTTCAGTTGCTTCGTTTTCGATTTCAACAACTTCGTCTACTTTCTCGTCTTTTGCAACTTCAGTTTCTTTAACTTCTTCATCTTTTGCTTCGTCTGTAGTTTCTTCTACTTTCTCTTCTGTAGTTTCTTCTACTTTCTCATCAGATGCTTCAGTTTCTTTAACTTCTTCTTTAGCGTCTTCTTTTGATTCTTCTTTTGCTTCAGCAGTTACTTCTTCGTCTGCTAAATTTTCGTAGATATCTCTTGATTTTTCTACTACGATTTCGTGGAATAAAGCCTCTGCTTTATCGTTTTCTTCGTTGATTAGTAATTCTAATAACGACTCAAATTTATTGTTTGACATTTTACACGTGCTCCTTTGCATTATAGTCGATTTGTACTTATAAGTGTTTGTATTTACAATTTAAGTGCAAAAATGGCTATGTAATTGGTAGAAAAGGAGTGTTTTTGTTAGTTTTTTATCTGTAACTCAAATTTAGATAAAAATTCTTCTGTTGTGGGGTGATCTATCTTGCCATGCCACTCATGTTCTGCAGGTTTGAACCATCCTTGGGGTATGACTCTGTGAAACTGTGTATCTGGGTAATCTTGCAAACATTTTTTGGTTTGATTCATCCAGTTGCCGTAAAATGTTGCTTCGTCTTTGCTACGTTTGTAGTTTCTTGTGTCTTTAAACAGATTGTTAAACTTAAAAGCATTACCTTTGTCATCCTGTTTGTGCCCTTTATAATCAAATCCCAATATATAAATGTCCTTGTGTCCGTGATCACATGCCATTTTTAATGCAGTAGGACCGCTGGACCAACCCAAACTAGGTTTAAACCACTGCACATGGTTCATTATCTTTTCATTTTTTTGATATTGTGCATTAAAATTGCTCCATACTTTATTATGTAATAGATAATCGCCTTCTGCAATTTCTAAAAGCATTTTAGGATCAACTGCTACAAGATAATCTGGTCTGTGTGTTCTGTACACACCGTTGCAGGCATAAACTTTGCCTCGTTCCATAAGATCATTGATTTCTATGCCCTTTCGAGATTCGCCATTCCCTAATACGAATGCCACTTCCGCCATTTTATAATGCTAAATCGTCTGTTGACGCAGGTTGTCCATACATCTTTTGTGTGAATACTGCTTCTTCCTTTTGCTGTGCATCGTGGGCCTCAGATGCAAGTCTCATTGAATTAATTTGTTTTAATGTCAATCTTGTTTTTCTTGTGTCTGTTGAATCCATTACAGAGATATCATTCTCAGGCTCGTACGTTTTGTCCTGTTCAAAGCCGTCTGCTGTGTATGTAAAGAATTCAAATAGTTTCATATTCGTATTTAACCTTAAACTTGTCCTGTTCCGCCTTGTCCTGTACCACCGCCTGTTGACCCACCCGGTGTTGTTCCTGGTGTTCCTGGTTCTCCGCCTGCAGGATTTGGTGCGTCTGCATCTGCTGTCGGTTCTTCAAACTGATCTAAATCACTTGAAATACCTGACTGCGTTACTCCGCCGCCTCTTAATTGGTTTGCTTTGGTGTGTTTTTTCTGTGGCACATTGTTTTCTTCTGCCCATAGTTCAGCATTTCTTGCCATTTCTTCTTCACTTAAACCTAAATATCTTTTTAGTGCAAATCTTTTTGACATATATGGTAAATCTGCCACTGCTGTGAACGTGTTTACTCTGCTTTGGTCCATTTCTGTCTGTCTGTACTGTGCAAAGTTTTGAGGTGGATTTAATTTTAGTTCAAACATACCGTTATCGATGTTGTAACCTTTGCCTTTGATCCATAATTTAAATTCTTCGTCGAATGTTGGGTTTAACATTGACTGTAATCTTGCACAATACTTGTTAAATCTTAATTCTTGAATGTATGCTGTTCCAACTCTTCCGTCATTGAATGATTGTTGAGAATCATCTGGACCTGTTGGCAAATATGAACTTGGAATTCTTAATCCTCTGAATAATTTGTTTGTAAAGAATTTTAAATCATCAATTTCACCCAAGTTAGTACCACCTGGCAGTGTGTCTACTTTAGATCCTCTACCTTCTGCTGTTTGTGGGAAGAAATAATCTTCGTTTATTGACATTGGGTTGTAAGTTGCATCAATATAGTTTGCACCACCTGATGTGCTTGGAATTCTTCTTTGGTTTATTTCGTTTTTTACTCTTTCAACGAACTGCATTGCCAAGTGTGTAGGCATATTTCCTACGTCAATGTAGAACACTCTTCTTTCAGGTGCTCTTTGTACCCTGTAAATGATAATTGCATCTTCTAATAATTCTTTTTGTTTGTAAACTTTGAAAACTTGTTCTAACACTGACTGTCCAAATGGGAATA